GTCTTCCATAACTTTATTAGCAAGAAATCTATCCGACAGCATTTCAAGTTCCTTCTCAGCATACTCTCTAGTCTCTGCTTCCAACCAAACATCAACCACCTTTCCCAATCTAAGTTTCTTGATATCCAACTCAGATAATCGTTTACAGGCGTCTCTCACAGCATTGCCTGGTGAGTCATCAACCTGTGATCGTAATCGGACAAATACCAATGCTTTAAATTTCATAATGTTCTCTCTAATCTATTTTCTGCTTGATCGGGGAAATCTCTTGGCCTACTATCAGTGGCATTATCTGTTCTAGCAGAACCTTCATTCGCCTTCATCGTATGCTGATAGTTGGGTCTCGGATATCTCATGTAAAATGGATCAGGCATCCAATAGGTTACCTGCCATTCTTGATCGGGACATAACTCAAGGTGCTTCTCTACACTATGCGAGAAACTACCAAGTTGAATGTATCCATCGTGACTGATACACCTACCGTTACCAGCATCAACCAGGAACATCATCTTACTACTCATATTACTTTTTGTTCTGGGTTGAGATTCTTTACGAATTGCACAGGATCCTTTTCGGACTTGTGTACCCAATGATATCGTATACACTCAAAAATAGGATCCCATGTCTGGACACACACGTAATCAATCACGTTGCCGCCAGTCGTCAGGTCTATCCTGTTGGAACCAATCTCTAATATCTTCTGCACTATCAAACCCCGTTTTGTGATTGGATGGGTCGGGGTCTCCTAACCCCATCCTATTCAGAAAATCATCTGTACTACCTTCTTCAATTTCTTGAGAAGATTGTCTTCTTGCTTTTTGCAACCAATCACGAGCAGTAGTATGGCTCTTTGCCAACTTCTCTGCCCAGATCATGTCATCTAGTTTTACCGCTTCACCATTAGCAATACACTTACAGATAAATTCCAGTCGTAGTCTGTATTGAGTAGAAAGCATGTTACTTTTTTCGGAGTTTAGATTCTAAGTGCGTAGCCTTTTGGAACTCTGCATAGGCATCTTCAGATCTTTCGTTGATAATATTCATGAGATCTTCATAGATCACTTCAACTTCAACGTAATTGTCAAAGTATAAATCTAGTGATTCTTTTAGATACCTTTTGCGGTGCCACTCTGGAGAATACGGTTTATACATGATATTGATAATGTATGATTGAAAGCATAATACTATTTACATCGGATGTCAAGTCAATGGTTTACCATTCTTATCGACCAATCCCAGTTTTCTAATTTGAGAAATGTTTGATTTTTCTTTTTTCTTTATTTTTTTATAATCTTTAATAAGTTTGTTAACCTCGTCATTTGAGATTCCAACTTTGAGTTCTTTTTCATTTTCCCTTGGAACAAATCCAAGGCCACTTTTTTTTACCTCCTCCTCAGAATCAACATAGTCATTGATGACTTCTTGAATTTCGTCTCGGATGAGTGCATTTATTTGCGCTTTGAGAAATTCATCACTCATTTTCTTTTCTTTTCTTTCTTTGGTTTGTTACCCCAGAGTTTTGGATTGATAGATCCATATCCAAAATCAATTTTCTTTACAGCACCTTTACCATACCTATCGTAGTACATATCAAAAAGTTTTACAACCTTACCACAGCGGGTAAGATCCACATACTCTACACCATCAGCAACATACCAGATAAGTCTTGCATCTGTAGGAAAAGACTTATCATTTGCTGCTTCAATTGTCGTTTTCTCAAGAAGAATTTGACAATCATAATCAGATGGATTTAATTTTTTAGTCTCTGATCCAGATTCATCCATATTCTCTTGTTGTTCTTGATCTTTTTCTATTGTCATTGTCATGAACGACCACCCCACTGAATATCAGGATATGCTTCCTTTACAACATCATCAGTAATTTTATACTTGTCAGATAGTTTACCATCTTTAACAAGGCAAATAAGTTCTGATTCTTTGGGATGAAGGCCTTCAAGGAGATTAATGAACATCATTTCTCTACGAATCGTCGAGAGCGTGTTATTGCCTCCCTGAACATAGTGATACAGGTTTTGATACTCGCGGCGTAAAGAAGTTCTTCCATGTCCTTGTAGATCCTGTTTAGTAGCAGATTCACCACCTGCTGCTTCTCTGGAGAGATTATCAGAAAGAGTACCAGTGTAAACGTTCTGGTCTTTCACATCACCATATGGAACTTCACCCTCAGGAAGGAGAGAAACTACAGACTCGTCAAAGTTCCATACAAAGATTACTTTGAGGGAATCATGTTCATACTTTTTCAGTGCTTCCACTTTTTTTGCCTTAGTTCGTTGTTTAGAAACAACTTCAAAGATCTCAAAAACAAATGGATTTGTAGGAAGATCAGGAATAGGAGTATTTGTAGTCTTTGGTTTTGCCACTCTCTTTCTTGTAGTAGTCTTAGACTTATTCGTTGTTGTCGTCGTCTTCGTCGGGCTCATAATCGTTTTCAAATCTTACAGCTAAAATTTCATCAGGGAGTATATTACCATTTTGATCAAACATCTCTGGATGCATTAATGGTTGATTGTTTCTACTCAGAAAAGTATATACTAGATCGTTTCCAAACCATCCTACCATAAATCCGACAAAAAAGGAACCAATGATTCCTGCTCCACAAAAAAATAGTATGTACGGGGTTGCTGATTCCATGTTACACCTCTTGAGAGTTTGCCTTCTTTTTTACGTCTATATGAAATTCAAAGTAAAGATGAAACTCTCTTTCGAGAATAGAAATCATCTTGTCAAACTTCACTTGAAAAGTTTTTGGTTTTGGTGCTCCCCTCCTGTTTCGTAATAATAATTCAAACCCACGATTGATGTGGGTAGTCTCATTATTTAGATTGATTTTTTCTTCGTCCAGGTCTTCGATCATTACTATACCTCCAGGCATCTTCTAAAATTCCATACAAGTATGTTTTAATTTTTCTTGCTTGAGGTTTAGGAATATGGCCATAACCCTCTCTCAATTGTTTGTGCTCGTTATCAGCACCACCCTTGAGGTATTCATCGAGTTCTAAAGTCAAATCATTAAGTTCAGCAGCAGTGGAACTTTTGATAAAGAGATCCATTTCGTGCTTTTTAATCTTATTTGATTTTAAGTAATCATAAAACTTTAAATTCATCTGACCATCAAATGCATTATCGATTGCATGTTCAACAAGATCATAGATGTCGATGAGATTTTGTTCCATTAGATTAATTTTTGCTCCCGCAAATATTTTACCGTTTCGGTGCATCCACCGAGTATATTTTCATCCTTAAGCACTCTTGGAAAACTAGAGCTGTGTCCAAATTTTGTGTAGAATTGATCTTTAGTGAAATCTACACCAAGTTTGTAAACAACGTACTTAAGTTCTGCTAACTGCAACACCTGTTCAACTTGTGTACAATAATGACATCCCTCTTTGGAATAAATGATAAACATATAAAATCAAATTTAAAATTTATTTAGTATTATGGTGCGGTTTGTGTTCTCTATCCATAGGTTTAGATCCAGTCAAATCCCTACGAGAGTTGTTACTGATGACAATAAATGCATCTCTGTTGTATTTACGAACACCATATGGTGTCGCCCACTTTTTATTATAGTCCTCACCTTGATGAATACCACTGACAACAGTGCCGCCAATTTCAACGACAATATCATCACCTTCATCCCATCCTAGTTTGTTTGCTACTCTAGAAACTTGATCTAAAATAGAATTTTCCATGACATGTTCTTCCGGTTCTAAATTTCCAATCATAAAAAAAGAGGGTAGTGAACCCTCTTATCATATCAGTCTTTATCTTGTATGTAAAGTTCTTCAAGTCGTTCTCTATTAAGATCAATATACATCACTTCTTCACCTTCATTAGGTGCTTCAGGGTGCTTTTGTCTGACTGGTTTTGGTTTCATATCAAGTGACATAATGTTTGCCCACATCATTGCGAATGCAGCACCAGCAATAAGGGAGAAACATACTCCATAAACAAAAACGAGATAGTGATTCATAATAGTTAATCGTTGTTTTTAAAGAGTACTTGATGGTCTAGGAGGTGGTCTGAATGGACAATCTGGACATCCA